GAAATCGGTCTGGCCTGCAGCATCGGCTTCTTCGGTCCAATCCCGCCAGAGCGCCTGCACCTCGGCCTTGAACGCCTCGTTGGATGAGAGGCTCTGCGGCTTGATGCCGGTGCCGACCGCATTGGCGACGAAAGCCTCAATGCCCGACTGCGCCCAGGCGTTGCGGCGCACCAGGTCGCGGCTCTTGATGCGCAGGTCGTCGCTGGTCGCCAGCAGCACGGCCACCGCGCCCGGGTTGCCGGGCATCCAGGCCAGCGAGCGCCGACCGCGACCGGCGGCCTCGTGGGTCGGAGACCCACCGAACAGGCCTCGAATCTTGGAGAACCAGGCCATCAGAAGCCCTTCGCGGTGGTGATGCGGATCTGGCGCTTGGGAGTGGTGCCCGAGGTGCGCGCGAGTTCGGCCTCGACGGTGCGGATGGCATCGCGCAGTTCCTCGACCGAGCGGTACTCGACCGTCTTATCGCCAAAGCTCACCCGGCGCTCGCCGGTAGCCAGCGCCTTCTTGAGCGCATCGAGTTGGGTGGTGGTGTAAGTCATGCTGTTCTCATCGGTTCAGCCAGCGGCTTTTGATCACGCGCCGCGCAGCCGGGCGGGACCCAGAAGCAGCGAGGCCACCGCTGGGGGTGGCCTCATCTGCTGGGTCGAAGGTGGAAATCGGTACTGGATCGGCCGGTGGCCCGTCCATCCCGAGTTGGCGCTCCAGTTCACGCCAGTGGCGTTCCTCGAAACGGTCCAGGCCCGCCGCCGAAGCGGCCGCGCGGGAATAGACGTAGCAGTCGAGCGCCTCGTTGCGCTCGCGCATCTTTTGCCACTCACGCACCGGGAATCCGTTGCGGTCGCGCCGGGTGATCAGTTGCTCGGCGCAGAGCTGCTGGATGAACTCGGCGTCTATCTTGGGCAGGTGGACGAATCCCGTCGGGTAGACCGTGGTCACCCCGTCCTCACTGACGTCCGCTGCCTTGCGCAGGTTGTTGTAGAGCTCGAGCTTGGCGATGCCGACTGCCACGGTGAACACCTTGATGCCCCGGCGCAGCTTCTTGCCAGCGAGGCTCATATCGATGGCGGTCGGCGTGCCGATCAGGGCCGCGCCACGCGGAACCCCCTTGACCGCCATCACCCGCGAGTCGCGGCAGGCGCGCACGAAGGCATAGGCCTCCTGCGTGGCAAAGCCGGTGTCGAGCGCGAAGCGGACCAGCGGCATCTGCGCACCCGATTCGTGCGTCCAGGTCTCGGCCAGCATTTCGGACAAGCGCTTCCAGACCGCGTCGCGGGCGGTATCGCCCATCAAGACGCGGTGCTCGATCAGCCAGGCTTCCTTGCCGCGCCCGAAGGCCCAGATGGACGCCTCGATGCGGTCCTTCTGCACGTCGGCCGCGCCCACCAGCAGCAGGCCGCCGTAGGGCATCGTGCCGATCCGGTAATCCTCGCGGCGTTCGACCAGCCGCTGCCAGTCGGGCGCCTCACCTTCCTCGACCCAGGTTTCCCCGAGCTCGGTGTTCTTGAAGGTCTTGATCGCGGCGGCCGACCCCGATTCCTTACTCACGGCTGCTTCCCAGGCCCGGGCGATGTCTTGCCAGCTGCGCCAGCCAACCGGGCTGTAGAGCGAGGACAGGTGAAACCCGGCCGTCTTGGTGCCGTTCTCGGGAGCCATCGAGCGCCACTCGCCACGCTCGAGCATCCAGGTCTTGTGGTGCTCGGAGATCGCGGTGTCGCAGGCCTCACAGATGTAGGCCGCTGTCTCCGGCACCCCCTTGTCCCAGCGCAGCTGCTCAAACCTCAGCCACTGCCGGTGCGAGCAATGCGGACACGGCACGAAGTAGCGCCGCTGGTCGCTGGCCTCGTATTCGCGCTCGATCGCGCTGGCGCCCGAGATCGTCGGGGTTGAGACGATGAAAATCTTGCGCCGGGTGAAGGTGCGGGTGCGCGCCTCAGCGAGCGAGATCGCATCACCTTCGCCCTCGACGTCGAGTGGGTAGCCGTCGACCTCGTCGAGGAACAGGTAGCGCACCGGCATCGAGCGCAGGCCCACCGCGCTGTTGGCGCCGGTCATGACCAGCACGCCACCCCGGAACTCCTTGGCGAGTATCGTGTTGCCTGAGTCCCGGCTGCGTGCCGGCGCGATCAGTTCGGCCAGGGCCGAGGACTCCTCGATCAGCGGGTCGATGCGCTGCTTGGAGTTGCGCTTGGCCATCTCCACCGTCGGCCAGACCGCCATCATCGGACCCGGCGCGTGGTGGATCACGTAGCCGATCCAGTTCGAGCCCATCTCGGTCGCACCCAGCTGTGCGGCCTTCATGAACACCACGCGCTCGACCGGCGAGGTCGGCGACAGGCAGTCCATGATGGCTTTCAGGTAGGGCGTGCGGCTGGTGCGCCAGCGGCCCGGCTCGGCGGACGCCTTGCTCGACAGCATCCTGTGGCGATCCGACCACTCGGACACCGTGAGCAACGGGTCGGGCGTCAACCCTTCGCGCCAGGCGCGCTCAATCTCGGCCGCCCCTTCGTAGTCCATCTCCATCAGTCCACCCTCGGTCGCATCTCGCCCAATTCCTGCAGTTGCTCTCGGACCGCCGACTCGAGTGCAATGTGCATCGCGTGCGGATCGACACCGAGCTTGGCCGCCATCTGCGCCGACACGCGTGCCGGCCAGTTCAACCAGGCATCGCGTTCGGCCCTGGCCAGCTTGAAGACGTGGGCGATGGCCTGATTGCGGTCGACCAGTTCGCCCTTCAAGCGTGCCAGCCGGACCTTGTTGGTCTGGGCCTTGACCACTTCGTTGACGGTGCGGGCTTGCAGCAGGGACGCACCGCCCGCGGGTAAGGCGGCGCCCTCGCCTGCTGGTTGGGCCTCCGGCACAGCCACCTTCACGGCCTTGGCACGGGTGCCGGCCTTGGGAGGTTCGGAGTTGCGGGCCCATTCACGGTCAGCCCGATCAGTGTCGATGGTGCCATCAGCCTCGGGCGTGATGCGCCCAGCCCGGATCGCTTTGTGAACAGCCGTATCGGTCACGCCACGGTGGCGAGCGTAGGCGCGGATCGAGATTCCCATGGGGTGATTGGTTCAATTTCTGCGGGGCATTCGCTTGGCTTTTATCGGGAACAGCGCGTTCATGGGGTCGTCATCCACACCATCGAAGGACACGGACATGAAACCGCTCGAGCAACTCCTCGCCCAGATCGCCCGGCAACACCTCGACGTCGAGACGCTGGAATCGCGCCGGTCAGACCGGCTGGACTTCCATGACCTGGCGGTCTGGAGCATCAAAGCTGCGCTGGAGGCTGCCTACCAGGCAGGCGTCGAACAAGGCCGCCGCCAGGCAGCGAAGTCGGACCAGGCCAAGCACTGACCGAAAGCGCTTGGCTTCCGTCCTGAACAGCGCGTTCATCACCTCACCCGATCCACCACAGCAAGGAGCAGCACATGACCACCACCCTGACCCCGGCCCAGCACGCGATCCTGGCCTACGCCCTCGAGCACACCGAGGGCCGCATCGAATGGTTCCCGGACAACATCAAAGGCGGCGCCCGCCAGAAGGTGATCGATGGCCTGTCCAAGCGCAGCCTGATCAACTCCGTCGGCACCGACTGGTTTGTCGCCGCCGAGGGCTACGAGGCGCTGGGCATCCCGCACAAGGCGCCCGTGAGCAGCGAGGCACTCGACCAAGTCATCGAGGCCGCCACGCCACCCCAACCCCGCACGCGCGAAAACAGCAAGCAGGCCACCGTGGTCCAGATGCTGCAGCGCCCCGAGGGCGCCACCATCGCGCAGATCTGCGAGGCGACTGGCTGGCAAGCGCACACGGTGCGCGGCATCTTCGCCGGCGCCCTCAAGAAGAAACTTGGCCTGACCATCGTCTCGGACAAGGTCAAGGGCGGCGAGCGGGTGTACCGGGCCGCCTGATCAGAAAGTTCGGGAAAGAGGCCAAGCGACGCTTGGCTTCTCCATCAAACAGCGCGTTACTACGGGTGTCGCCACGATCAACCCCCAGGAGCCCGAGATGACCACCACCCGCCAAACCCCCGCCACCCAGAACGAGACCTGGGGCTTTTGGGGCACGATGAACGAGGACGCCAGCGCCGCCTGGCCACTGGCGATGGCCGTCATCGCGGACGCCACCGGCGAGCCCCTCGAGTCGGTCCGGATCTTCCTGGACAGCAGCTACGGACGCCACTTTGCAGACGAGGTACGCAACGGACTCCACCAGAGGCAGACTTTGGCGGACGCGATCCACGCCGCCACCCAGCGCTGGATGGGCTGGAAAATCGGGCGCCAGACCAGCAAGCAACACGGCATCCCGCAAGGCCTGCCCTACCTGACGGGCTTTGTGATTCACTGCGAGATCGCCGAGGAATCGTTGGCTGCCTGATTTTCAATGCCACCCGATCAACGGATGGGGTCTTTTCTTGGGTCGTAGTACCTTCCAGGAAGGAAACACCGCTCGATTTCACGCAGAGATTTGAATCCGAATCCACGGATTTCGAGCAACGCCAGCGGATACAGAACCGTCACGTCCTCGACGGTGGTCAGACCCTGAGCAAGCAACAGGCGCGCAGTACGCTGCGACAACAGCGCAAATGGTTGTGCAGCAGCGTCATTCAACGTCACCAGTCTGGCTGTCGTCGGCATCGATGGTTTCGATCTGTGTGCGATCAGTGACACTAAGAGAATCAAATGCTACGCCATCCGACTCTCGGGTGGCTTGCTTGCCAGTCCATTCCTGCCAGCGGCGCACGATCACATCGACGTACTTGGGATCGAGTTCGATCAGCCGCGCCAGGCGGCCGGTCTTTTCAGCGGCGATCAGCGTGGTGCCGGAGCCACCGAACGGGTCCATGACCACATCGCCGGGCCGGCTGGAGTTGCGGATTGCCCGCTCGACCAGCTCCACCGGCTTCATGGTCGGGTGCAGGTCGTTCTTCTGCGGCTTCTTGATGTTCCAGACGTC